TAAAGGAGCATCAGTACCAGCATCAGTACCAGCATCAGTACCAGTACCAGTACCAGTATCGGTGACAGCGCCAGTACCTTGACCCCCCGCAGTTCCAAATATCTCTTCCAGGGGAGCATCAAACGATGCAGTCATTATGTCGTATCCACGGGTGCCTCGTAAGGAAAGTCGCTCTGAGGCGTTCGCGAAAGGTTCTCCAGTTATCGCTACAACCTTACCGATATACTTATTCCAACTAGCGGTTCTCTCACTTGAGTTACTCCACGTCTTGCTCTCTTTTAATAATGTCTGCCATTCTGATTCTAATTTAGCAGCATCCTCTTTTTGTTTAGCAGCACCAGAAGCGATGTTAGCCGCTATAGAATCGTCCATTTCATTGCGTTGTTCTTCAAGATATTTCTCTTTAGCAGCTTCAGAAACTTGCGTGCTATATACACCTTGATCAATCGCCCATTTCTCTTCCTGTGCCCGTCGTACCTCTTCTCGGTATACAAAGTCGTCAGGAGCCCCTTGTCTTGTATACCGAGCCATTCTGTCCCTAATTTCCTGGGGACTATATGGATTTGTTCTTAGATTTCTTTGAGTAACCATCGCATCCTCCTAATTAAGGACTTATTCTCGCGCCTGGCCTAGGACTGCCAGCAGGAGCTATCGGACCCGCTTGCGGTGTAGGTTCTGGATTGGGAGCGCCCTGCTCGGGTGCGCTCATCACGTCAGGACTGAATCCGGGAGTCCCTGGAGCAGGAGGTTGGCCTCCGCCACCACCACCGCCACCGGTCTCTCCAGCTCCAGGTTGGTTCATTATAGCCTGTTTTAGCAGTTCTCCGTAGTAGATCTGAGCCAGTTCTGGGCGTCCCTGCTTCTCTACCGCTTGCAGGATGGTCATCAAAGCTGCTTCGGGCAGGAACTTCTCGGCCACTTCTTCCTTGATCGCGTCAGCGATACTGTCGGTATCCTGGTATCCCAGTATCTCGTCCCAGATCACACGCATCGGCAGAGCGGGCCACGGCCCCTCACTGAGCATCTTGGCCATCTGGACGTTCTGCATATCGTCCTGGGGAGTCTTGACCGTCAGGGTGATCTCTGCCGCTGGCAGACCCTGCATCATATCGGAAGTGAATTCCTGGTCGAACCAGTCCCGGTTCTGGTCCCAGCCCTGGAGTTGCATCGGGCCGAAGGCTCCGGTGGCAAACTGGTCGGTGATCAGGTTGGTTATCTGCCGGTAGGCGCTCTCGATGGCCTGTTTTCTGGGCAGAAGAGGCGAGTCAGTGGCCTGTTTGAGCAGGTTGACGGCGTAACCGCTGAGTTGGAAGGCCAATTGCCCGTAAACGCTGTAGGGCAGGGCTCCCCGCTGTACCTCCGACGTTATCAGACCCAGAAAAGCGCCGGTATCCCGGGACATCTCCAGTAGAGGAAGCAAGTCCAGCCTTTCGCCCTCGGCCAGGGGAGTCTGCGATCCTTCCAGAAACGGGTTCTTATCCAGGGTTTTCTGACCGTCCCGGCTGGTATAGGTGAACGCCTGGTTCCTGCTCAATGCCACCAGTTGGAGCATGGTAGACAGCACCAGGTTCATCTTTTCGTATATGTTACGGTTCGCGGCGAATATACTCTCGCCGTGGTGTACCAGGTTATCGTGAGTGCCGGAACCCTTGCCCTGGATCAAAGGAAGAGAGCCTACCGACCCGAAGAAGGACGGTGTCCGTTGTCCTGGTACGCCAGCACCGTGAGGGATCGGTTCTTTAACGTAGGTATCGCCGATAACCACGATATTGTAGAACTCGTCGTACCAGTCGTAGACATCAACACCTTCACTTTCTTCCATCTTCAGGCTGCTGAAGTAACTTTCGTTGAACGAGGCATCGGTGGTAGCCGTACCATCGCCAGATACCCGGAACCCGTACTGCTCGAATACCTCTACAGCGGTCTTCTTGGTCTTGTTACAGACCCATTTCAGACCTTTAGCTCCCATTCCCCAGGAAACGTGCATCGGGTCCCAGGCAGTTACGTCCAGATATGTCTCGCCGGTGCTCTCGTCCTTGACCAGAAGGCACCGTCCACAGTACCAGCCCCGCAGGTTGATGAAGGCTGACAGACTGGTCAGTAACGGTTGTTCGCCGAGCCAGCCCAATCGTTCGTCGTTAGCCTTCAAAAGACCCATCAGGAACCGTTCTTTGGATGATTCGCGCTCTCGCTTCTCCCGTTGGGCTCTGGCTACCGGGATGCGTATCTTTACCGTGCCAGATGCTAGCGTAGTAGTCATCTTTTCGTAAGAGGTCATTGGTTCGTTGCTGGTGTAGGTCTGGTAGCCTTCTCCGGCGTCGAACTCGGTCAGGGTTAATAGGCTCCAGTCCGACTCCATCCTGGAGGTCAAAGTCTCCCGATACCTTTCGTGAGCGTCTACCAGATTAGTGATCTCCAGGGGTGTGGGTATCGGAGGCGCAGCCATCGGTGGGCCACCCATCGTAGGGCCTCCCATCGGTGGCTGACCCATAGTCAACGGATCATCCAGGGGTATCGGCTGGGCCCCGTTACCGTTCAGATCTGGTTGCATCATACCCTGCTTCTCTCCCGGAACCGTTTACTGCGTAGTCTGGCCGGTTCTACCCAATTCCTAACCACCTCGACCGTCTGTGGAGTGAGTGCTCCGGCGTAACCGAACTTGTAGACCAGTCCGTAACTGATGGCTTTGAGGGAATGGTTGAACTTATCCTCCGGTGTTTCCCCCACCACCCGTCCGTCCCGGTCCATCTTCCACCGGTAAGCACAGGTCTCTCCGAAGTTCGGCCCCGGAAATGGGTGAGGCGCGGCCCCCAGCTCGGAAAGTAGGCCCAGACACCTGGGATTGACCACTATTCCCGGCATCTCGGTAAGTGGGTTCACCTTCAGGAAGCTCTTGAGTCGTTCAATCCCTGGTAGAATTGCCACCCGTTCTCCACCAGCCACTAATCTGGTCTCTTTTAGCCATACTTCGGCCACGCTGCCCATCGAATGGTGCTGGTCCTTGTAATGCGGGTCGCAGACCAACTGCTTGGGACTCTTCCACCAGGGCCGATTCTGACATATACCGATCAGGTCCTGGGTGATTATACCCTGTTCGTATATCTCATCAAATATCTGTACCTGTCCGTCGATGATCTGGGCGGCCAGGATGGCGTGGGCACTGCCGGTGCCGTAACCAGGGTCTTCCCAGATGTAAACCGGCGTCTCTTCACCGGCCCATTCCACGTCCCGGACGTGGATATCAGGTCTGAACTCGGGGAATACCAGACCCCGGGGCGGGCAGGGAACCCCGGCGATACGTTCCAGGAAGGACTGCTCCGACATCTCCGATTCCAGTCTGAGTATCTCCGGGTCTTGCCGACCGCCGGGGAATACCGCTTCGTTAGACCAGCTTGGCAGACTGAAAGCCTGGTGTTCCTCGTTGCCGAACAGCCAGATACCGTGCATCTTGCTGTACCAGCCCAGAGAACCTTCCAGGGTCCCGCTCATCACGATCCAACCCCGGCTTTCAGCCACCCTTTCCTGTGCCCGGTGGTAGAGTTCCACCCCGCACTGGGCCGCTTCACACATGATGATGCCGTCGTAGCTGTGCATGGCGACGGTCTGGGGGTCTTTGCCGGTGAGGGTCTCGATTATGGTGCCGTCAGTGAGGGTTATCTGCCCGGGGTCTACCCGTTTGGTGCTTCCCTTCTCGTTCCAGATACCCATCCGCTGGGCATCCTCCGAGATCATATTGAATTCACTGGTGGTCATGCGGTAGTCAGCGCCCAGGAGCCCGAAACGCTGCTTCTTGTTGAAATCCCGTCTGCTCCAGAGGATCTTGGTGCTCAGGGTACTCTTACCGGCCCGAACACCGCCGGTTATCTGCACAAACCGGTGTTTGGACTCCAGTAAAGGGTACTGGAGGGCTCCTGGAGTGAAGTCCAGAAGGTCAAATATCAGTTCCTGAGTGTTGGTCAGTGTGCTTTTAGGAGTCATTACACGGTTGTCCCTTCGGTCCCGTATATGATATGATTCTACCCGGATCGTTACGGCATAACGGTTTCCTTAACGGTAGCCCACCGTTCTTTCAGCGCGGGACGGTGGGTTATTTTTATGCACCGCCGGACTGACCCGTTATTTCTTAGGCTTCCCGACCGGAAGCATCTTCCCGGTCTTGGGTCAACGACGTTGTTTGGATTTTGGCATTCTTACTTCTCCCAACTATCTGTTCCTTGCCGGTCCCCGTCTTCAGGTAATCCTCGAATGTCCCCAGATGTATCAGGAACCGGGACCCGATGACCCTGCAACCAGGCAGCTTCCCAGTATTAGCCCTGGTATACAGCAGACTCTTCGACAACCCGGTGATATTGGACAACTGACGGATACCAACGCTCATGGGCCGGTCTGGCAGCGTTGTTTCCTCGTCTGCCAGGTCTCCGTCCATCAGATCCCCGACGATAGGCTTTTCCGGTGGTGGTTCCTGGGTTATGGGCTTCTCGGGAGCAGAAACCGGGGTTACAGTCTCTTTGAATCTTGGAGTCCTGGTGTAAGAACGGGACGGCCCCAGTATCTGGGCCAGGAAACTCATCATCCCGGAAGAACGCATCTTAATACCTTCCCTTCTTATCCTTAACCTTCGGCTTAACGTGCCCAGGCTTGGACTTGTAATCCTTGCTCTTCCCTTTATGCGGCATCTGGTCCACCTCCTCTACCGATTACACAGAGTGTACCATAGAACGCTATTCAGCACTTCTGATATGGCCTTCCAACAGAAATGATCGATCCTCGGAATCCCAGAAAACCCTGGAAACCGACTTCTAGTGCTTCTTCTACCACCTTTTCCACGTGACAGGAGCAGGAACAGCGCTCTAACTGGCATATACCGTGGGAATCAAATACACAAGCAAGTGACTTTGTAGTTGGCATGCACCAGAGTATGCCTTATCAGGTAAGCGTGGTCAAATCTATAACAGTACCAACGC